CATTACTATCGCACCTGCTGATTGCAATAAAAAATTCAAAGCTGAATGCTCTGACTCAACTCTAAGCCTCCTCCCATCTAGCCCTCTCAGTGTACCTGAACTACGCATTGAAGTCAACACCTTGTCCTTCAACTTAGCATAAGCAGGTAAGTTCCTCATGAACTTATCAACCAACTGCTTACCTTTACGAGGTGAACCTCCAGCTATCTCACCTATCATAGCAACACCTCCACCATAAATCAGAGCGTATATGAAAGTCTTCGCCTGATCTCTCGTGTATAGTCCTGCCATGTTTTGATTGTAAATATGAATGTCTCCATCCAATATCTGCCTTATGAACTCCTTATCATTCATGTAGTGTGCAAGCATTCGTAGTTCTAAACCAGAAGCATCTATACCACACAATACATTACCTTCATCAACAATCCAACAGGCTCTACAGTCTGTGCCATACCATGAGGCTCTGCCCCAGAGTAGTTCACCTGTCTTCTTGTCGTGCTTACTCGCAGGTACTTGAGCCATGTTAGGACTCTGATGTGTCATACGTCCAGAGACTGCACCATTAGTTATTACCCTGCCGTGTACTCTACCATCATCTGCTACTGCGTTGACCCAGTTATCAATCTGTCCTACACGTTTCTGTAAGGTAAGGTATTCACCTATCATACGCGCTTCTGGTAGATCAATACCAGCCAAGGTCTTTTCATTAACAATGGTGTTACCTTTCTCAGTCTTATCCTTAAAGACTATTCCTTTGTCTTGGAGGCGCTGGGCAATTTGCTTTCTGCTTCCAAGGTTGAACACTGTGACTTTATCCTTGAGTCTTTTGCCTGTCTTTTCTGAGATTCTCTCCTCCACCAAGGGCGGAAAGACTTGTTGCACTTCTCGTTCAAGCTCATTCATTCTCCCCATAAGATCAGTGAGTAATTGATTAGCTCTATCTAGGTCGAGCTTGAATCCGTTACTCTCTTGTTGTGCTACGATTAAAGCAACATCATGCTCAAGTCTTTGACACTCTTCACTAAAGCCATCTGCTGCTAACTGTTTAGTCAGATGGTCAAGTAACTTACTCGTTACCTCTACATCTTTCTTACAGTAGACCTTCATATCATCTGTGAGGCCGCCATCATAGTCAGTAAAATCAAGCTTAGGATAACCCAACCTATCTCCCCACGCTGCCAGTGAGTGACCACCGAGTAGCCTAGGATTCCACAGGCGAGATAGTAATAAAGTATCCCAAAGCTTGCTGGGTTCAAGAGTAACTCCCCATAGCGTAGCTATCTTGGGAGCGTCGAAGGATATAATGTTGTGTCCAACAATAGATTGCGTACTCTTGGTAAGCTCTTGCAACTGCATAGAGTTTACTAGTATGCGCTGACGTTTCTCGTGATCCGTCTGTATCCCACAACACCAGATGTGATCCATCTTGGAAGTTGTTTCTATATCTATTATCGTACTCATTTTCCTGCCTCTCTAATACATAGTTTCCTATCTTGCTCATGATAGCACCTCTTCTATATACTCTTCATCTAGTTCATCAGTGTGGACAATAACCATCTCCTTAAACTGGCCTTGCGTACCCTCGTTGTCCATTTGCATTTCTACTTCCAGCCTATCATTAGATGATACGATGTGAGTACTGAACCATGTATCATCCCCTGCATACTCTGATCCAAACAAGTGCCATTTTCTTACAGGTTCCCTAGGATCAGGAAAGTTATCATGGTATGGGTGAGTATGGGTAAAGTTTACATCACTCATGGGATAAATGTACACAGGGTTTATATCATCATAGTCATTTTCTACACGTAATGCCTTAGCTTTCTTTCTACATTCATTATAAGATGAAGAGTAGATTACTGATATGAATGAGCAGGGTTCATAATCCTTGCCACCAGCTACACACGATTCCTTTACTACATGCCATAGTTTCATAAGTTTCATAAGTCATTCTCCTCTACCACCTCTAACATTCTACCAGTGTTATGGTTGTACATCAAGGGTGCTGCCTTACCAGTGATACCGCAGAAACGATTCTTCAATACCCTAACATGGGTTGTGTTGCGAGTCTCTTCATCCTCGGCCTGACCATTACGTTCAAGACCAATAACCATATCACTAAGCTGTGCGATAGAACCAGAGCCACGTAACTGAGATAGGCTGGTAGCTGCACCCTCTTCGTGTCCTTTACTATCAGGTCGCTTGAGGTGAGACACAACAAACAAAGCAATGCCTGTCTCTTGTACTAGCATACGAAGCCTAGTCATAATCTCGTCTAACGCCTTACGCTCGTCACCACTAGCCTGTGCTGATACCACAATAGATACGTGATCCAGTACAACATACTTACAGCCTAATCCTTTAGCCATATAACGTACACGACTAATGATATTATCAACACCAGTAGAACCGAAGTGATCAAACAAGAACACACGATCAGTACCTAGTGTACGCTCGAAAGCATCTAACCTTTCCTCGTCAGTCGCCTCAGTATCAGGCAAGTGCAGAGGTTTATTAGCAGCTAAACTCATTAGAGATAAGCCAGCCTTTTTGATACTCTCTTCTAGGAAAAGGATACCTATATTCTCTTCTGTCTTACTGATGATCTGCCAGATAATCTCTCGCATGAACTGACTCTTACCTAATCCAGAGCCAGCCGTAACTGTGACGAGTTCTCCATAGCGGATACCATAAGTGAGCTTATTGATTCCGTCGTATGGGTAGAGGCACTGTGCTGGTGCGATGGGTTTATTAACTTCGTCCCACAAGCTACTTCCTGCAACAATTCCATCGGGAACAAATCGTTCTGACGACCACCACCGATCAACAAACTCTTTAGTGCGATTGTACTTAACATAATCGTTTGCATCTTTTTCATCCTTAGTATGTTTGAATACCTTTGTCTTGCCCCCAAACAACTCAGCCACTTGGTTGGCAGCTTTCGTACCAGCCTCGTCTGAATCAAAGCAGACTACAATATTTTCATAGCTATCTAGATACTCGTAACTAGCACGACAATCCTTCAATGCCCCTGCGCTGCCGTTCTTTATAGACACTACAGGATACTTACTCCCTAGCATCTGATAGGCTGACATAGCATCGTACTCACCCTCAGTGATAGTAATATACTTACCACCCTTAGTGAATAGATTCTGTCCAAACAGTACAGTATCTTGCCAAGTACCTTGAGTACGAAAGTCTTTATCAGGTGAGCGTGTCTTAGCGCCAACTAAGTACCCATCTTTATCATGATAACCGAAGTGCATAGTCTCGCCCTGTAACTGGGCCTTGTATGCCTTACATGTATCGCTTGATATGCCTCGACTAACAACACTCTTGTATTGTCCAGACAATAGACTATCTTTTAGTTTATCAAAACTACAATTTGGTTTCTTATCTACTCCCATTGTAACTACTCCATTATCTTTAGTTCTGGTTTCACACACAAAACAGTGTGACCACCCCTTATCATCAATTGATCTGCCATCACTGCTCCCACAGTCATCACACGCTACGTGCGTCTGTACAAATCCCATTCCTGTCTCCCCATAAGGATACATATTCCTTATCTGATAACATTAACTTTAGTACGTCCATCAATGCGTCTTGCACGTAGGCCGCATCCCAAGGATCTATCCCAAAGGTATCAGGTTGATCCAGTTCATTCATTAATTCTTTAAGCCGAGTCGTAGTAATGTACTCGACTTGATCCACCTCCAAAGATACTTGAAGTGTGTGATTATTTAATCCTCCCATACTGTACCTCTCTTATAAAGTTTCATTGCCATATTAAAATCACAATCAAAGCTTATCATGATTTCCCTCAGTTGTGTAATGAATAGCATCACTAACCTCCTTACGTTTATGTTTATGTAGTCTATTACCCTTACAGTACTCACAACTTCCGTGGTTCCTACAGTTAATTGATACTGACTTAGCTCCTGTCTTATCTTTTCTCTTTGTTCTACTCATGCTACCTCCTAATCATTCTACCTCGTCCATAATAGCCTGAATCAATACCTCTTGTCTAGCAGCAGCTAGTTTACTGTGTCCATACTTACACATAACCACTGCACAACCAGCTTTACCTCTATGAAGTAACTCACCACACTTTTTGTATGATACTCCTATGGCACGTAACTCTACCAACTGCCTAAGCTCTTTGGTTGACCATGAGTTATACTCCCGTTGAGCATCAGTTACTTTTGGTTCAGCTACTACCTCTCTAAATCCGTAGGGTATCTTAGGTACAAATACTATACTCATGACTCGTCCTCCCTAAAGAAGTTAGATAACACATCGTCACACATTCCGTTACCTTGCATAAAACCTACTACCTCACCAGCAGCATCTCGCTTAACCATTACTGGTATACTGCGGAAGCCTAGCTCCATGAGAGTGTCTCGGTGTTCCATCATATCTGTACTGCGTGGTTCAAAGTTACTAATACCTAAATCAAGTAACCGATTCTTTAGGGTAACACACGCTGAACAACCCTGCCCTGTAAATAATTCAATCATTCTTCATCTCCTGCGGATAACAAATCCATTCTATTTATAGTTGGTATCTCGTCATCAAACTCATGACAACAATCATTACATGCATCTAGAAAAATACCTACTTCATATTTTCTAGTTGCCTCATAATCTGTTAACTCTGTATCACAACAAACACACCTCATAAACATACTCCTAAAGTTTCCTAGGAAATTATTATAACATATCCCTTTACTTCTAACAAGAAACATGCTACCCTTAAAACACTTATGAGATACGAAGTAACCAACATATTAATACATATATAATTATAAATAAAAGTATCTTTCTAATTATCATCAAGAAATACTCCTTGAGTCTCTAGAGAGCTAGCTATAACAGACACTACCTCTTCAAAGAAGAACTCACACAAAGACATATGATGCTCTGCTCCTACCTCTTCCCCTTCTTTAGCCCAATCAAAAGTATATACATCTAGTATACCTGTCTCTTCTTCAATACTTACCTCTGCATTCAGCACGTATGACCCTGCTTCAATACCTTTAATTATATATGTTGGCGTGTTCATGCTACGTTCCTCGTTTTTATTAGCTTCAAACCCTTAGCACCATGCATAGGATAGGCAATGACCTTTGTCTCTTTGTCCCAACATAGGCGACAATCACCACATTTACCACCACGTTCATAGGCTTTACATACTTCTGTCGTACTCCCTACTGGATGGGAACTATCTGGTATGATAGTGCTAGTAGTATTTCCTGCCACAAGTTCCCCTGAGATGCTATCACTGCTAAACCTAACGACAACATTACCCAATGATTCCATTTCATTTAACACCTCCAAAAACTTACCAAATTTATACATACGTGTAGGCAACCAATGGTGTACCCAAGG